CGATCGATCTTGTGCTCGAAGCCTATGGCACTGGAGGCCTGCGCGAATGGCTATGGCGTGATCAGGAGCGCGCATGGCTTGAGAAACGTCCGAATGAATGGCTGAACTACGATGACACCATGGATGCCCTGGAGTTCTGGGGATCTGTATCCGGTCGACTACTGATCGAGTGGGGCATGGATCCGAGTAAAGTTGGTGATCTAAATGCTGAATACGAGGTCAATGCCTGGTTAATCGGCAATTACGTGATTCGCTGCGTGCTCAACGAGGATCCGCTGGGCAAGCGGCCATACGATAAGTGCTCATTCGAAGAAATTCCCGGCGCCTTCTGGGGCTTTGGTGTTCCGGAGATCATGAAAGACCTGCAGGATGTCTGCAATGCAGCAGCTCGCTCTCTGGTCAACAACATGGCCATTGCTTCCGGACCCCAGGTCGAAGTGCACACTGATCGAGTTCCCATCGGTGAGGACATTACAAATCTTCACCCATGGAAGATCTGGCAGACGCTCAGTGATCCACATGGTACGAATAATCCTGCTATCCGGTTCCACAATCCTCAAAGCTACAGCAAAGAACTTCTGGCGGTATACGAGTTTTTCTCCAATCTGGCCGATGAATACACCGGCATTCCAAAATACGCTTATGGCGACGCTGGTTCCAGTAGTGGCGCCGCAGGTACCGCCTCTGGTCTGTCAATGCTGATGAGTTCAGCAGCACGCGGTATTAAGCAGGTTATTGCCAATCTGGACAAGCCGATTGAGGGAAGCATCGAGCGCACGTACATTCACAACATGCTTTATGACAAAGACAACAGCATCAAAGGCGATCTGCATGCGGTGGCCAAGGGGTCGACATCACTGATTGCCAAAGAGCAGCAGATGATCAGGCGCAATGAATTCCTTGCTCAAACAAATAATCCAACTGATCTTCAGATTATGGGTATTGAGGGTCGTGCAGCCCTACTGCGTGAGTCCGTGAAGTCGTTCGATATTCCAATCGATGATGTGGTTCCGGACCGTGACACGATCATCATGAAGGCGAAAACAGCTGCCATGGCACAGCTCAATGCCGGTCAGCCACAAGGCCCGGGAGCGCAGACATTGGATCAGGCCGGCAATCCAGTTGCTGGACAGGACGCGAGGGCGTTTGGGTAATGGCTGAACGAGAGCACCATATAATTACCCGCCTTACGGCAGTCACAATTGATGGCGTTGAAGAAGCGACAATTGATGATCTGACGGTAGGTAATTTTAGACTTAGTAACACCAGTTGGGATGATCTACGTTTTCCATCACAAGGCATTAATCCACCTGGGGCAGCTTCCGACCCTGATGTAGAGACAACAACTGGCCTCTGGCTGTTTGCAGCAGCAGCTACACAAATGCTTGCTGGTATTGCTCAGATGCCGCATTCATGGAAGGAAGGAACCACATTAAAACCCCATGTGCATTGGCAAAAAACAACCAGTGCTGGTGGTGATGTGCTTTGGCAATTTGATTATGAGGTTGTGAATAACGGCGCTGTTGCTGCAATGGATTACGGCAGTCAACTTCAGGCGACAACAGTAGCAACAGGGACACCAGACGGCGACACAGCTAACGAGGTGCTTATTACACCGCTTGGCGATATAACTATGACAGGAAAAACAGTTTCCAGCATTATCTTTTGGAAATTATCAAGAATAGGCAGTGACGCAGCAGATACCTATGGTGCTGATGCAAGAATGCTTGAATTTGACATCCACTATGAAGTCGATTCATTTGGATCAAACGACGAGTTCGTGAAGGGCTCATAATTTAATTCTGACGATTTTAGTCAGTCACAAAGCGGGAGCTTTAACATGGCAAGATATGAAGATTTTTCAGTAAGTAAGTTGCGTGTTGGTCAGATCATGGAGGGTCTGGAAGGGTTCGACAGCTATGAATCACTTGCTGCCGCAAAAACACTGACAAAAGAAGATAGTGGGAAAACATTTGGCCTTAACTTGGTCGGCGGCTTTACCGTAACTCTGCCGTTACATTCTGCTGTTCCGATTGGAACTAAATTCAGGTTCCGTGTTGAAACAGCGCCAACAACTGCATATATCATTTCAGCTGGGTCTGGTGATGAAGACACGATCGTTGGTGCTGTGAATACCTGTACAGCACATACGGCTGCATCTGACTTTGAAACAGCTGGTGCTGATGTCGTGAATTTCATTGCAAGCCAGGCTGTTGTTGGTGACTGGATAGAATTACAGACAAATGGCACTAACTGGTTCGTAGAGGGCAACTGCTCTGTTCCAGCTGGTATCACACTGACCGGTTAGTAATGCGCAAGGTTGACGAAAAAGTTTTAAAAGCACTTTGCAATCTCGAAGGCAATCCTGATTTTCGGGTTATCCAGGAATGGTTCCTGGAATCAGCTGCCGATCAAGATGAAAGACTGCGCTCTTCTGAATCCGCACCTATTATCTATCGAGCGCAAGGTGCTGTAAAAGAATTGCTGGAGTTCTGTGATCATGCAGCAACTCCGCGAGAAAAGGCCGGGAAACTGGCCATGAGTAAAGCCGGGATACGATCTATCCCGACTTAATAAACCTGCCGCACTCAAGCGGCAAAACTACAACGAATCCCGTTATATGACGGCTCTGAAACCAGAGAGGAATCCCCTATGGCTCCAATCTGGCGAATGAATCCCGTATGCACGGCTCGGAGGACCAAAGATGGGTTTACCTAAAGCAGTACAAGCAATCGGCGATGCAGCAGAAGCTCAGGCCGTAGAGCTTGGAATGAAAGGCGGAGACAAGCCGGCACCAGCAGCACAACCAGCTGCAACAGCCGAACCTGTTAAAACTGAACAACCAAGGATCGATCCGGAAAACTACAAGGAGCGATACAGCCGCTACAAAGCGACAACTGATGCGACAATAACTGAATTGAGACAGACTCTCGCCGATATACAGACGACTCTGACTGAATCTCAACGTCAAAATCAGGAGCTTATTCAAAAGCTCAATGCCGCGCCAACTGTAGTCGCTGATCCAGCTCCAGTAGCAACCGCCGATCCGCAAGGTGATGATGCCTATAAGGCATGGCTTGATAAATTACCGCAGAAGATCAAGGACGAGTACCAGGACGATTATCTGCGCGACCAATTCACCATACAGACAACAGCTGTTGGGCAGCAGGACAATAATAATGCTCCGTCTGACAATCTGAAAGAGCTCGAGCAAAAAGTTGGGCATCTTGAGTCTGTGGCCATGAAGACAGAAGCGCAGTTATACGATGAGGCGATGGACGAAGCCTTTCCTGATGATGAGTGGTTGACCATAACGAGAGGTGAAGATTGGGGCAATTTTTGCGCCAAGAAACTAAGCCCGGTTGATCAACGCAGCTACGGTGAGGTAGTCAAGCAAGGCGGTGATACACACACTGCCACAACAGTAATCTGGGTGCTGAATCAATTTAAACAGTACCTATCCGATCTCGGAGCAGCTGCCCCTGGCAATGCTGGCAACGAACTTGAGAATCAACTTACCCCGGAAGGTGGTGTTGGTGGAGATCCTGTGCAGGAAATTAATGCGCAGGCTGAAACCTTTACTATCACCCAGGTAAACGAGTTCTTCAAGGACAGGGCCACAACTAAGAAATACACAGCCGAACAAGCAGATGCTATCGAGGAAAGTATAAAGCGGGCTCAAGCCGCAGGTAAAATCATCCAAGGATAAAATCAGTCATGTTTGTGACAGCAAACCGGCAGCAGTCGGTTTTTTTATGCGTGGATAGTAAGTCTGCAATGAGCTCGTAAACCATGAGGTAATAATAATATGGCTTTACCAGTAGCAGGCGGACATCCGCAACTTTCGGGCATTACAATCCCGAATGCGATCTGGTCGGGAAAATTGTTGGTTAAGTCAAATTAGGGCTTAATTAAAATTTGATCTAAACAACTGGAAGGCGCAAGCTAACCAGATCCAAGTGCAAATAACTGAGGTACAGTCAAGCATGACAACACTTAGTGAAAAATATATAGCAGGGTTTCTTGATGCTGATGGGACGTTCGGAATTAGGTTTCTTAAAAAGAATACCGGTTTTTTTCCAACATTTTATTTGCAATTTTCACAAGAAACAAAGAAAGACAAAATACTTCATCTTTTGAACGACAGCATAAATGCAGGAAATGTTTACGTTGTTGGAAGTGATTCCAAGTCATATTCAAGGCTTGAAATTCCAACAAAACAAGCGCGTATGCTGTTATCAAGAATAAAAAAGTACCTGGTAATAAAACGCCAGTATGCGGATTTTTGCCTTGATTACTTTCAAGACTTGAAGGGGCCATATTCTCTTGATGAAACAAAATATCATGAGAAATTGCTTAGAAAGAATCGTAAAACATTGGTTACATTGATGCAGAACCATCCTACTCGTAAATGGGTTGCTGGTTATTTTGATGGTGATGGATGTGTTGCGTATTCATATCGAAAGCATACAGGATGCACATATATTTCAGCTAGAATAACGGCTGAACCAGCCTATAGAATAGGGCTGGATTTACTGCAAAAAGCGTTTGGCGGAAAAGTGTATATGGAAAAACACAAAGAAGGTAATTATCCGGTATGGGTATTGCCACTTCCGCCATCAAAAGCAAAGCAGTTTTTTAACTATTTTGCAAAGCATTCTGTAATAAAACATGACCAACTATATTTTGTCCTTGCTTGCGCAGAAGGTGGGAATTTCCGTGACGGAAAAGCCATCAAAGATGTGATAGCGCAGCTCAAAGCACAGGAGCAGAGACTGAATGATCAAAATACTGATATATCAAAATTGGTTGAAAACATTTCGTTTGATATTAAATTAAAACGAGATAGACCAGTAGAATACGCAGTATAAGCGACAGTCCGGCCTTATAAAATAAGGTAGTCTATGAAGCAACAGTTTTATCGGCAATCGCAAACACTGA